CCCGGCAGGGTTGTTGATGACGCGCTTAACGACGCCGGAAGCATTCTCCATATAAACCGCCATATCACCGTCGGCAATATTTACGGCAAGTTCGCCGGGCAAGAGGTTTCCGGCCACCGGCACCTCACTGGGTGTCGTGGATTTATAGTGCTGAATTGGAGTGTATCCGCTTTGGGACATGGCTATATTCCTGGTTTATGGTTCAAAATGTTCCGCCGTCAATGTTCACCCAGGCGGGTGCGCTGGTTCCGTTTGATATAAGTACCTGTCCTGCTGTGCCGTTGGTGACGAACGCAGTTACGCCTGATGCCGACTGATAGGGCACCTGACTGGCGATTCCTCCTGCGAGCGAGGTTGCTGTCGCAGCATTACCAGTACAAGATGCGGATGAACTAGAAGTAGGTCTAGTTAGTGTACCTGTAGTAATGGCAGAAGCATCTAAACCATCGATAGTTGAGTCACCATGTGTATGGCTATCATTGGCAACGGTTGCGGTGATAGTAGCATTCCCGCTACCATCAAACGAAGTAGAACCAGAAACATCTCCTGATAAACTTAGTGTTCTGGCTGTTGTAAGTTTCGTGGCACTTAAAACATTCTTTACTGAATCAGATGTGTTATCAACATTACTCAACCCAACCATTGTTTTGGTGATACCAGAAACAGTTCCTGTGAATGTTGGTGACGCTATTGGAGCTTTTAGATTTAAAGCAGTTTGAGTTGCGGTTGAAACAGGTTTGTTTGCATCTGAAGTGTTATCAACATTACTCAACCCAACCATTGTTTTAGTGACCCCAGAAACAGTTCCTGTGAACTCCACGTCTGTAAAAGTGCCTGCGGCTGGAGTTGTTGCGCCTATCGTGGCGGCGTCAATCGTTCCGCCGTTGATGTCTGCAGTTGTGAGAACGGTTGAAGCAAGGGTCACCACCCCTGTGCTGTCGGCGATGGTGCCTGCGGCCGTACCGTCTTTTGCTTTGAGATTCGTGACCTCAAGGTTGGTGACGTCAACGGTAGTAACTGCGACAGTGGCAGGCAGACCGATGGTGATAGTTTGACCGGAGGCAGACGTTTCAACTTCGTTGGCGGTACCCGCAATCGTCAGAGCCTGACTGTCAAGGTCAACGGAACCTGTTCCTGCATCCCCGGCAAAGTCAAGGTCCTGCGCGGTAACCTGTGAGTCAACATACGCCTTGACGGACTGCTGGGTTACGAGAGCCGTCGGGCTGTCGCTCGTCATGTCATCTTCGTCAAGGATATTGGTGACAGTGACCGCGCCCGTACCTGACAATCCCGTGAACTCCACGTCTGTAAAAGTGCCTGCAGCGGGAGTGATTGCACCGATTGGCGTGCTGTTAAGCGTACCAATCGTGATGTCTTTTCCGGATAGTTCGTCAGGGATGTCCGCATTGACGAGCGCACGGAATGCTGTCGCTGCGTCCGGACCGCTGGCGGGCCCTGCGTAGACCACATTGGCCGGCTGGTCGGTCATAATGAGCGCTGAACCCCATGTATACTCAGTGCCTCCGCCTGACACAAGCACCTGCCCAGAGAGCCCTGCAGGACCGACGTACAGTCCATCAGCTCCGCACCATACGATTGCTCCGGCTTCAGGTACAATGCTGCGTGCCGTGCCACCGTTGGCTAGTCCGAGTAGGCCGTCTACCTGGTCGTCGTCGGCAAGGTCAATGGCGGGATGCTGGTGGTCTGCGCGAGAAACTTCCGTAGAAGTGCCGGCCGAACCGTTCTGGAAGACACTTTCCGGGATGAGGTCTGTGAGGTCAACCGTCAATTCAATGTCGTTGCCGAGCGTGCCTCCACCTTCAAGTCCGTCTCCTGCAATGACTTCGCGGGAGGTCGGCACGTATCCGCTGACGGTTATCGGTGCGTTGGTGACTGAAGTGATACGCCCATCGACGTCAACAATAAATACCGGGACGGTTGTGGCGGAACCGTACTGCCCTGCGGAAACGCCGGTCTCGGTGAGTTCAACTGTCCCAACTCCGCCTGGCGCAATTGAAAGCGTGACATCCGTCGCAAGTGCACCTCCGCCTTCCATTCCGGTTCCCGCAAGCACCTGCCGTGAGGTAGGAACGCCGGTGGTGCTGACGATGTCGGAAGCAGTGACCTGATAGGTGTTGCCGTTATATACAATCACCATCTGGCTGGTGGCCGCAGTGGCGCCAACCGGTGCCGTTGGCAGCTGGGTAAGTCTGGTGGGAATAAGATTACTTGGTACAGTGGCCATATTTTATATCTCCAGGTAGCTTTCGCCGTCTTCAGTGGTAAGGAACTCGTCGCCGTCTTCGGTAATGACGCCGGAAGGGTCCGTAGCTAAACTTACATCGGGCCGTGTGAACGGCAAAACAATCTGGTCAGGCGTTCTTGGGGCAAGCCGGTAAGGGTCGTATTCATCTAGGTCGTCCTTGCACACCATCAATCCTGGGAAGTTTGGATCCGGAAAAAGCTCTGCCAGAGGAAATTTTCGGCTACATCGGGCGCATATGCCGATTCCGTAGGTCGGCTGCCCTGTTGGGTCAATGAACTTGCTCATCGTGTATAACACCCGATGCCGGGGTTGATTTGTGTTGGGCTGCCGTCACCATCCCCATCCCAAGCCTTCTGCAGAGTGATGGCAGCTTTCTGCTCCAGCAACGCTATCACTTGTACGTCAACCTGTGGCGTCTCAATGCCAACCTTGGCCGCGAGGTTCGTGATGATTGCTTCAAGCCATCTGGCAGGCACTTCCACCTCCTGTTGAAGGTTCTCGGTGTCCATAATCTGACGATGGCGCCACAGCACAAGCTGAGCATCTTCGGCGGACGCAAACGGTGCGGGCCACAGGTTCACTGCCGGGTTGGCTAAATTGCGCTGGAAGTAGTAACTGTTCGGTCGCCCAGGGAACACCTTGTTGCTCTGGTTGACGTAACTGTCACGGTTTAACTGTCCGAGCGGTATTTCCTGCGGCATATTGCCGAGCGTCACCGTGGTCATTGAAAGCGTACCACTTGTAGCCACAATCTTGAAATAAGCCTTGGCGACTGCAGCCGTTATGTCGGTCCACGTGATTTCGCCAGACGCGGCGGTTGTCGACTGCGTGCCGACTGTCGCCCATGTTACGCCGTCGTCGGACGTCTGGAAGCTCAGAGGTACGGCCGCAGCCGCCCACTTGATGCCTACGGTGTTCACCACGGTGTCCGTAGTGAAACTTACCTCGTACTCAGTAGCCGAAAGCGTTGAAGCACCTGTGACTTCCTGCACGACCCTGTAATTGATGTTCAGAACATCCACAGTCCCTGCGGGCAGTGTGACGATGGGCTGGTTCTCGTATATAGGCAGCACAACACGATCTATGCACCAACTCGGTGTGCGGCTGCTGGCAAGTTCAGAGAGCAAGACATACAGAGACTCAAGCGCGTAGGTGTGCATCTCCGCCGTAATGGCCTGCGCAGGAAGGCGGCAGCGCCTGAAAGCGTGGTCAACAACCTTCAGTGCATTGAATGTGGTTCCGCCAATATTTCCCGAATAGGCCATATATCTGATCTCCTTTTACCTTAAAGAAAGTGCTTTTTCTGTCGTGAACAAAGCTACTTTTTGACCTTTCCGCCGCACTTCAGCATCGGCTCGCGGTTGAAGCTACCTTTGCCTCTGCGCTGACCCGAACCATCCTGAGGCCCCTGTTTTTTCATCATACCCTGCCCAACGCCGCCACCGCGCTTCAGTCCGTACTTCTTCTTGAGGTATTCCGGAAGTTCTCCACCGCCCTCAATTATTTCCTTCTCAAGCCGACGGTTTTCGTTTTCTATGTCAATGGCAGCTGCGGCTTGCATAGCACGCTGTGCATCTGTGTAAGGAATTGTCTCCAGTCTTTTCTTTGCCTCAAGAACTCCAGCTTCAACACTTTTACTGTTTTTCCCTGTGGTCTTTTTCTGGTACCTCTTGCGCTCGGTCTTGGTCTCAATCTCTCCACCTTTTTCCAACTTGGTGAGCGGTTCACCGGGGTGCTGGGCTTTTTCATGCTTGCGCACGGCAGCCTTGACCATTTTCCTGTCCTGCATGGCGTCGCCATGAGCTTTGCCGCCACGGGCGTAGCCCTTGACCTGCTGCTTTCCGGCGCTGCCGCTGAATCCAAACTCCGAAGGAAACTCAAAGTCCTTGACGTATCTGAGAGACTTGCTCATGATGCTGTCCTGTTGTAGTTACTTGATTGGCTAAGCCTGTGCTCAGCCCTTACCTCTGTAAGATCAATTTCCACCGCGCGCAACCGCTCAAAGGCTTCACCAAGACCCTTGTCCAGACGCTCGGCAAGTTTTTCCTGGTTGCTGTCGATTTTCTGCAATGTGTGGATTGCGAAGAACCCGATGGCGGAAACCATGAATGCGCCAACCGCCATCGAGACCTGAAAAATGTGTTCGGGGTTCATGCTGAGGCATAGGTTTTGATGCATTCAAGAATGATGGTGTACCTGTCACCTGCCGAAGCCCCAACGGTCGTGAACAGCACGTCTCCCGTCTTGCCCGCTCCAGCGTTGTTCGGAATGCCACCGAATGAATTGTAGTTTATTTCAATGAGTTTTTCAGCCGGCACGGTCTCGCACAGCACGTTTGTCGTTGCATCCCAAAGGATGTCGACACTCATGCCGATTGTGTGCGCCCAGAGCTTGTTGATTTTCACCCCATTGCACGCAAGGCCGTGGCCGTTGGCGCTTAATGCGGAAACGTCAATTTTTACGACAGCAGCCTCACCGGTGCCGTCGCTGATGTTAGTGAACTTGCCGATGAACAGGTGCTCGCCGTCAAGTATAGTTTGTGATGTGACTGCGTCAGCCATTGGTGTCTCCGTTTAGAGTTTACTCGGCGGCCGGAGCGGTGTCGCCATCAGAAGCAAGAACCCAAGCATCACCTGCGGTGTTGGCAATGACAAGCGTAGCTTCGCCTTCGTTGCCGTTAGAGCAGTAGAGCACAACGCCCTGTGTGATATCGTCAGGAAGGGTAGCAACGGTGTAGACCGTAGATGTAACGTCCCCAGTGACATCC